TAAGGGGATTCTGGCCCGTTACCTGGGAACATGATCTAGGAACACCTGGGAACACCTGGGAACATGATCTTGAAACAGCTAGTCCCTGACGAAATCGAGTGCATAGCTAAAATTTGGGCTGAAACGGAGGGTCAGATGTGGTGGATCGACACATCGAACGCAGCACGTGTTCTAGTGGCCGAGAAGGGACTATGGGTCGATGAGTGTCGGTTCTAACGGCAAACGAGGTCTTGACCGCACACGGCTAGTGGACGGTGCGCGCTGCGCGGCGATGACGAAAGCGGGTCCGCGATGTCAGAACCCGCGCGTCAAAGGTTCCCGGAAGTGCCGCAAACACATGCGCGGTCCTGAATTCCGGATCGCTCGGGAAACGGCCGCTGGGATCGAGGTGGCGAAGATCATGCAACGTTACGAGATTGCTCCCGTTCCGGAATCGGACGTGACGAACGGAGCGTCACAGCTCCAGATAGAGCTTCGGCGCACGATGGCATGGGTAGCGTTCTGCGAAGCACAAATCCAGAAACTCGAAACCGAAAGAGAAATGATTTTCGGGCTGGCCGGAACCGAATTCACTGAGAGCGAAGAATCCGGAACTGAGGACGGCGAGGACAAGCACACACAATCCGAAACGCGGGTCACTCGCTACGAAGCTGCCTACAACGGATGGGTGAACCTGCTCAACTGGAACCGTGGTCACCTCTTGCAGATCACCAAACAATGGATCGCCGCAGGGTTCACTCAACAGCGCCTCGAATTAGAACGCGCACAGGTAGGGATCCTCGCTCAGGTGATCGACCGGCTCGTGATCGACCTCGGCCACGACGCCACCGACCCGGCTACCGGCGCCATCGTGCGTGACGCGATCAACGCCATCACGGCCTCGGCTTAGGCTTGAGCGATGCCGTGGTGGTTGGTTGCGATGCTGTCCGGCGGGGCCGTAGCGGTCGCTGCTGAGCTGTGGTGGCGTTCGGCGCACGCGAGCACTCGCAGCCGCGCTGCGCGCCGTGAGAGCGAACTGGAGGCCATGCGCGAGGCGAACAGGAGGCCGCCGGATGGAGAGCACAGCGAATAAATGCCGCAGATGCGGCGAAGTAGCCGCCTTGCCGCACTGCGCACACCCGCAATGCCCGTGGTGCCTGCACTGCGTGAGCGAAGTCAACGCCGCCTACAGTGAAGCACGCCAAGCGCTGCGCCGCGCCAAAGGGCTGCCACCGTGAGGAATCCATGACCATCTGGGCCGACCTCGCTGCACGCTACGACCCGGCCAACAGCTATGTCAGCCGCGCTACCGACTGGAGCCGCGACAAAACCGGCACGATCGCATGGTCCAAACAGGCGCAGATCCAGCAAAGCGTCATAGACAACCGCTACACCGCCGTCCGGAGCGCGCACGACCTCGGAAAGAGCAAGATCGCCGCCGAGATCATGGCGTGGTGGATCGACGTACACCCGGTAGGCGAGGCGTTCGTGGTGTCCACCGCGCCGTCAGCTGCGCAGGTGTCAGCGATCCTGTGGCGTGAGGTCGCCAAGAGCCACCGCCTCGGCGGCCTCATGGGCAAGATCAACCGCGCCGGTTACCCGCAGTGGTACATCGGCGCCGAGCTGGTGGGTTACGGCCGAAAGCCCGCTGACTACGAGGATTCGGCCTTTCAGGGCATCCACGCCAAGTACGTGCTCGTGGTGATCGATGAGGCGTGCGGCGTAAGCAAACACCTCTTCGACGCCGTGGACAGCCTCGTTACCAACGAGTACAGCCGCGTGCTCGCGATCGGCAACCCGGACAACCCCGGTAGCCACTTCGCGGCCGTGTGCAGGCCCGGCACCGCAGCCAACGCCGGGTGGAACGTGATCGCGCTCGACGGGCTGGAGAGCCCGAACATGACTGAGGCCGAGATCGTCGGCCCGGACTCCGACGCGCCGCGCTACCCGATGACGGCCGCGCTGATGGCAGCCGAGGGCATCGACTACAGCACGGAGGAGATCCCCGAACAGATCCGGCCCTACCTGCTCAGCCCGCTGTGGATCGAGGAGCGCATCGCACGTTGGGCCGGGGTGAGCGAAACCGAGTTCGCGAACACACCACCAGAAGCGCGGCCGAGCTTGGTCGCGCGCCGTGCGGCGGCCAGCTCTTTGTTCACCGCCAAGGTGCGTGGGGTGTTCCCGCCTTCGACCTCCGACGGAGTGATCCCGCTCGGGTGGGTGCACTTCGCCTTCGACCGCTGGCGGCGCTTCACCGACCGCTACGGCACCGCACCGACGCCGCAGCTCACCGCAGCCGTGCCGAACCCGACGTGCAAGGTGGTCGGCGTCGACGTGGCGCGCGGCGGCGAGGACGAGACGGTGTTCGCGATTCGTTACGGCGACTACATCGCACCGCTGGAGCGCTTCCGATTGGCTGACACCACGGAAACGACCGACGCCGCAGCGGCGCATTTGCAGGAACCGCACTGTTTGGCCGTGGTCGACACGATCGGGATCGGCGCGGGGGTGTTCGACCTTCTGCGCCGCTACCGTAAGAGGGGCCAGATCGAAGGCGCCGTTATCGGATTCACCGCGAGCGCAGCGACTTGGCGACGCGACGCAACGAGCGGAAGCTATAAATTCTTCAACGACCGGGCCGCTGCATGGTGGCACCTACGCGAGCTTCTGGACCCGAGCGCACGGCACCCGCACAAGCTGATGCTGCCACCGGACGAACGGCTGGAGGAGGAGCTTTGCGCACCGAAATGGAAACACCTCGCCAACGGCACGATCCAGATCGAGAGCAAGGACGAGATAAAGAAGCGCCTCGGACGCAGCACCGACTCGGCAGACGCGGTGATCCAAGCGTTCCGGCCTTCCGGCCGGGTGTTCGCGGACCCAGAAGCGGCCATGGTCGATGATATGACGCGGCGCCGGAACCCACCTAACACCGCAACCGGGGCCACCTACCCGTCCGGTTACGCGCCGATGACGGCGGCCGACATCGAAACAACGACCGCGCACCCAGCCACGGTGGTCGCGGCGAACACGCGCAACGCGCAAGATGAGCTTGACGACCTTTTGGAAATGGTGAAGGCGCCCAGCGACGATGGCTTCCGGAAACCGCGCTGGAACGGTAGAATGGAAGAAACCGAGCAGGCAAGATCGACGGTTTACCTGCCCACCGACGCGCAAGCGTGGCAGACTTGACCAGACCGAACCGAAACCACCGGCCACGAACTACACGATGAGAGGGACCACACATGACCGAGCACGCAGCGCGCGAAACCGCGCAAGCCGTCGCGGCCCACTTCGCACAGGGCCACCAGCACGGCCGGGCACCGGTGAGCGGTTGCCCGGTGTGCCCGGCCACCACCGACCGCACCCGACAGGAGCCGCACAGATGAACGAACCGACCCAGGCGGGCAAGGTGACCCACCCGAAGTACCGGACGACCGACCAAGAGGCCGCACAGGCGGGCAAGGTGACCCACCCGAAGTACCGGACGACCGACCAAGAGGCCGCACAGGCCGACGAGGCACCCGGCGAGGCCGAGCAGGCCGAGGCCGACGCGCTGGTGGGCCGCCACCCGGCCGTGCGCGCGCTGCACCGATGGCTGACACCGAACCCGCGCCTGCCAACCGGTGCGGCCACCGACATCGCGCAGGCGTGCCAGATGCTCGCAAAGATCGCGACGACGGTGATCGGAACCGACGACCCGGAGCTGACCACCGGGTTGCGTAAGCTACTGGAGGCGAAGGACGCCTTCGTCCGCGCCGCCATCGCGCAACAAGACAACGCGGAGGAAAACCGATGAGCCCACCGCTGGCCTTCGGACGCAGGCCGCCGAAAAACGCACCGGCGCTGCCGTTCAAGGCGATCTTGCGCACCGACGAGGCCGGGCAGATCACCATCCCGGATTCGGTCGACTACGGCGCGGCATCCGGTATCGCCTGGCAGATGCTCGGCAACGACTACCACGGTGACTGCGTGACCCCGGAAACGCGGGTGTTGACGGCTGAGTTGCGATGGGTACCGGCCGGTGATCTGGCAGTCGGGGACAAGTTGATCGCTTTCACCGAAAACCCGGTTGAAAGTGAGATCGGCGGTGCAAAGTCCAAGGGCCGTTACTACACCACTTCGGTGGTGGAGTGTGTAGATCGAGTGATGCGTCCATGCTATGAGTTGGAATTCGATGACGGAACCGTCGTGCGCGCTTCCGCTGGGCACCGCTGGTTGATCGGCTCAATGGCTAACGGAGCCAAATGGGCTGAAACCCGTAACCTCAAAGCCGGGGGATACAACGCTTCTTCCGTCGGCAAACCCCTTGATGTTTGGGATACCGACGAAACCTACGCTGCGGGGTACGTCGCCGCTGCGCTGGACGGTGAGGGCAACCTCGATCAAACCGGTACCAGCCAACGGATCGTGTTCTCGCAGGTGCAGAACCAAATGCTGGAAGAAGTCGAGCGATGCCTCAAAGCGCTCCGGATCGAGTACCGCCATATGGTGGATCTGCGGAGCACCAGATACGAGGCACGACAAGATGTTCATCGGCTCACAGTTGGTAAGCGTGCTGATTTCCTGCGCTTGATGGGATCGGTACGTCCACTTCGATTGTTGCCGAAGCTCGACATCGACAAATTGGGACGCCTACAGCGCAGCAATGTGGCAAGGCTGGTGCGTAAGACTTTCATCGGTGAACGCGAAGTCGTGATGCTGGACACGACCAGCCGGACATACTTTGCCGAGGGACTGACGAGCCATAACTGCGTGGCCGTGACGTGGGCCAACCAACGCGCGCTGGTGACCAAGGTGCTGACCGGTACCGAGGACTACCCGGACCTTGATGCGGTCTACGCGCTCTACCGGACCCAGAACCCGGATTTCGACCCGGATACCGGAGCAGGCGACGACGGCATGGAGATCCAGACGTGCCTGGAGTACCTCGCCAAGACCGGTGGCCCTGACGGGACCAAGGCGGTTGCGTTCGCGAAGGTGGACCACACCGACGCGGCCGACCTCCGCGCCGCGCACGCGGTTTTCGGCCAGGTCTGGTACGGGGTCAACGTGCAGGCGCAGAACATGAGCCAATTCAACGGCGGCCGGGAGTGGACCTACACCAAGGGCAGCGCCGACGACGGCGGGCATTCCATTACCGGGGTGGGCGACGACACGAGCCCGGCCGATTGGCGCTTCGTCACGTGGGCGGCCGAGACGCGCTGGGACGAGAGCTTCCGTACACACCAAGTGGAGGAGGCGTGGGTCGTCATCTGGCCTGAGCATTTCGCCTCGAAGGCGTTCATCGAAGGCGTGAGCATCACGCAGCTCGCGGCCGAGTACGAAGCGCTGACCGGCCGTAAGCTCCCCGTCCCTGAGCCGCAACCGACGCCGCAACCGACGCCGCAACCGACGCCGCAACCGACGCCGCAACCGACGCCGCAACCGCCCGATGCGCCCTTTCCCGGTGCGAGTGCTGAGGTGGCTTCTCACATTGCTAAGGCAGTTGCTCGGTCGCACCTCAACCTGACCGATTGGCTCAACCACCACTTCACCGAATACTTCAAGATCAAGGGGCTGGACCCCGCCAGCGGGTTGACCACTGAGACCGACCTTCCCAGCGACTAGGATCAGCTACCCTCGTTCATGACCTCGCTGGTCGTCTCGCGCTAAGGCCCGCACCGCTCCCTCTCTGGCGGTGCGGGCCTTAGACTGCCCGCTATGACCGCACCGACCCCGGCCAACTCCCCGAACCTACGACTGGTGAGCCGCAAAGCGCTATCCGACCCGCCATTCGGTGAGGAGATCGGCACCGAATTCGGGTTTTTCGACCGGTGGAACTACGGCTTCGACATCAACACCAAGAACCTGATCTCCTACGACGATTGGGAGGCGCGCGACCTCTCGGAGATGCTCAAGCGCTCCGCGCGATCGCGCCAGATCGAGACGGTGCTGACCCAGCCGATCATGGCGGCCGAGTGGAAGATCGATGGGCTGGCCGGTGACAAAGGGGAGGCTGATTCCTTGACCGCGATGTTCTCCGGCGACGACCTCGCGGCCGGGGCGTGCTCGACGCCGCTGCAACAGGTTATCGACCAGGCCACTAGCGCGATCAGCTACAAGAAAGCCTTCTTCGAGCTGGTCTGGGGCCACGGTGCCGGGGACACGGCGGGCCAGGTGGTCTACTCCAAAGTGGCGTGGCGCTCCCAGACCACGTGCCGACCGATGCGGGACCCGGCCAACGGTGCGATCGTCGGGTTCGAGCAGGACCCGTACTACCTCGGGGACGACATCCGCAAGGGGATCTTCCCGTACAAGATCCTCAACAAGCCCGGCAAGGCACCGCGCGCGTTCGTCTACATCAACGGCAAGCGCACCGACCCGATCAACGGCACCTCCGAGCTGGAGGTGGCTTATTGGGCCTACAAGACCAAGCAACGCATCTTGTTGCTGTGGTTCCAGTACCTCGAAAGTCTGTCGTTGCCGCGCATCGCCGTGATCGGGCAGGACGAGACCGAAACGAAATCAGCGGCCAAGACCCTCGCCAACACGCGCGGCGGCGGCGTAGCGCCGATCTACACGAATTCCGGACCACAGGGCATCGTGGTGCAACCCCTCGACGTTTCCGGTAAAGGGGCGGACCAGTTCCTCGCCACGATCAAGTGGCTGGATTCCGAACCGGCCAACGCGGTGCTCGCCGGTTTCATCGATCTCGCCAGCCAGGCCAGCGAAGGCCACGGGAGCCTAGCGCTGAGCCAGGACGCATCCGATTTCTACCTCCAGAGCGAGGAGGGACGGCTCTCGGAACTGGCGACCGGGATCCGGCGCGACCTTTTCGCACCGGTGACCCGCTACAACTTCGGGCCGAACGCCAAAGTACCCAAGCTGGTGTTCGAGCCGCTGACCGCCGAGGACAAGGACCGTGCCTTCCAGTTGCTCACCAGCCTTTCCGTGAGCCCCACGGTGGCGATCCCGGCCGAGTTCATCGGGGCGCTCGCGGCGCGGGTGGCAAGCTTCATCGGGCTGGACGAGGACAAGACCGCAGCGGACTTCCAACGCGCGGCCGACGAGGCCAAGGCGCGCCAGGCCCAGCAGGACAAGATGCAGCAAGAGCAGTTCGGCGTGACGATGACCGCGCACCGGCAGAACCTCGCCGGGCTCAACGGCGCGGCAGGCGCGGCCGAGAAGGCGATCAAGGCGGCCGGGGCGAAACCGAAACCCCTGGCATAGTCACGACCCCGGCGCAGTCTGTCCTACGCCGGGGCCGGAGATCATTTCAGTTTAGAGGCTCAATGGCCGTACCCGATTCCGGTTTGGTATTTCGGCGCGCCGTCCCACTTGTAAAGCGAGGAGTAGGAGTTGAACGCGGCGCTGATGTCTTTGCGGCCGTTGAATTCGATGCACCGGAGCCGCTTGGAGTAAATCATCGGTTCGGCCAGCTTGCCCTCGGGCCAGAAGCACTCACGCTGGCCGTCGTGGTAACGGTGGACGTAGCGACCATCGCGACCGCGCTCGATGAGGTTGTCACACCAGCGGCAGTGGTCGTAGAACTGGCCTTTGACCGGGACGACGCGATCGTGCGGGCCTTCGTAGGACCCGACGCGGCCGACGCAGACCTCGCGCAGCTTGACCGACTTGCCCGAAGCTGAGATCCCGACCACCTCGTAGTAGTTGACGTTGGTCTGGTCGTAGCCCCACGAGCGGTAGAAGAAGTCACCGACCTTGACCCCGGCTTCGGCGGCGGAAACGTAGTTCGCCATTTCATGCCCCTTTCTGGGCGTCTACGAGCTTGAGGCAGATTCGAGCGGCTTTCTCGACCGGCATCGCGTCAAGCTTGGCGCGGTTGACGTGGCCGAGCTTGGCGGCGACGGCGACGATCACCGACGCGCTGTAGAGGTCGAGCAGAACGTCCCCGCACATCGCGGCGCTTTTGCTTGCTACCACCTTCTCAGCCGAAGCGATGGATCCCATCATGGCCTCCTTTCCGGTTTCCCTCTCTTGCATCTTCATCATAGCACAACCGGAAACGACGCGACAGCAGAACTAGGCATCACTTCCGGAAGTGTGCTACACTGGCAGTAGGCGAGAGGAGAGGGAAATGGAACAGAGAAGCTACCTGGCGAACAGGAGCGGTAGCGCTAATGGAGAGCTGAGGCTTTTCAGTGTGGAATCCGGCCGGAGCGTCGAGTTCGGCCCGGAGGCAGCGGCGGTGCTGGAGATCGTACGCAGCGCTGAGGGAATGTGCCGCTGCCTCGGGTCGGTGTGGGTCGATGAGAGCCGGGTCTTGTTCGGCGGCGCGGTGGAGATCAACGTGCGCTACCACGCTGATGCGCGGGCCTACGCCGACGAGGTTTTCAAGATCCAGCTCCAGCGCGCAATCCGCGAGGACAACGCGAAGCGAGCCAGCCGCAACGACCTACCGAGAGGGTGCCACGCATGAGCTATGAGGGCCAGAAGTGCCTACTGACCATCAAGACCCGCTACGCGACCCGCGCCAACAGCAACGTCGGCAAGATCGTCGCCAAGCTGACCGCTGGGCCGCAGCGCTCCGTCGTGGTCGATCAGGCCAAGAGCATCGGGGCCAACCACCAAGCCGCCGCCGCGAAGCTCGCTGGTGACTACGGGCTGGTGCTCGGGTGCGCCGAGGTGACTGAGCAGGGCTACGAGTACGAGCTGTACTACCCGGAAAGGGGCTGAGATGACCAACTACGTCACACCGATCTGCACAGTTGACTTGTTCGGCTGCTACCAGTGCTCCAACGGTGGGCTCTCATCCCGCCACCAGACCGCCTACCTCTACCCGGCTGGGACGCTCCCGTCCGAGATAGATCCGGCCAAGCTCGACCAGGCGGTTGAGATCAAGGTGCGCAACATCGGCGGCCTGGTGTTGCACCTTCAGCCGATCAACGAACCGGTCAACGCCGCTAAGCTCATCGGCCCGATGATGGGCGGTTACTACGGCGCTACGAGCGACAGCCGTTTCAGCGCCGAGGCCGAGCGCCTTTCCGGCCAGCGCTTCTACGGTGCGATGGCACTGCACGACCGGTGGGAAACGCAAGCCCAATATGACGCGCTGAGCCGGTAATGGGCAACCCGAAGGCCCACGCCAGCCGAGGCTACAAATGCGAGCTGTGCGGCCAGACGGTTTTCGGCAACGGCGGCAAGGTCAGCCACGGCCGGGCACACGTCCGGCGCAGTGAGGCGGTCGAACTGGTCAAGGACTACGCCAGCTATCCGCTGATGACTTCGCGGGTTTTCATCGCTGCTGAGGACAAGACCCGCATCGAGGATCTACTCAATTCCGGATTCAGAGAGGAAACCCAATGACCGAAACCAACGCTATGATGAACAAGATCATGGCCCTACTTGCCAAGGCTGAGAGCACCGAGTACGAGGCCGAAGCCGCCGCCTATCTCGCCAAAGCCGAACAGTTGATGGTCCGCTACTCGATCGAACAAGCCGACCTCAAGCCTGCCGAACGCGACAAGATCGTCACGATGCGTGTCGACATCACCCGCAACCGGCCTGACCATGTTCTGCGGAACAACGTCGCGATCGTCAACGACGTGAGCTTCCTCCGCGATTGGGACAACCGGCACGGCACGCTGGTCGGCTACGAAGCCGACATCGCGTTCGTGCAAGCGCTGGTGGCATCGCTGATACTCCAGCGTGAGACGTTCCTGGCGCATGAGCCGCGACCGGAATACGAACATGGCCGGACGTTCAACCACGGTTTCCGGCTCGGGTTCGCCAACCGTGTCTACCGGCGCCTACTCGACGCCAAGGCCAAGATCGTGCGTGAAACCGGAACCGGCACTGAGTTGGTGCTCGCCAGCAAACGCCAACAGGTCGAGGACCGGTTCAAGGAACTTTTCCCGAAAACCTCGAAGGGACCGAGGGCCACCACCAGCTCGGCTAAAGGTTACTACGCCGGGAAGGCGGCGGCCGAGCGCGCCGACACCTCCGGTGGCCGCAACAAGGTTGGTGCGCAGAGACGGATCGCAAGCTCATAATGGGCCGTGTGAGCGGTGAGTGGGATCCAGAGGCCGCAGGTTGGCAACCGATCGGGTGGACTGATCAGCCTTGGCAAGTAGAGGTTGCCGCGTCACCAGCGGATGAGAGCATGCACCGCTTCCGGGCCGAGTGCGCTGAGCAGTGGTCCGGTGGCGACCACCGGTGCGTACTCCCGCCGTTCCACTTCGGCGCCTGCCTGTGCAGTTGCGGGGCCGGGCGGTGAGCGAGCCCGGCATCGGCGTCGTGGAGGCCCACCCGGTACCGGCCGAGCAGGACGAGATGAGCAACCTCGTCGCAGCTGTCCTGCTCACCGGTGCCGGGGCCGCTGCGACGGCGGCCGAGATTTCAGTCCTACTCGCACCCTGGCACGTCAGCGCCGCCGCCGTCGCGCTCGTGCTGCGCCTGATCGACGCCAAGGCCGCGCCGCTGCGCGCCCGGCCGCAGCTATCCGCCTTCGGGGTGAGCGCCAGCGGCGCCGGGGCTGAGGTGGCGCGCCGTGCAGCGGCCGTGGAACCCTACAGCCGCGCCGCTTACGTCATGGCCGCCGCGAGCCGCGTGCAGGCCGCGCTCGACGCCGGGAAACCGCAGGCCGACGCGGCGGCGGCCGAAACGCCGAACCTGACCCGCCACCTCGCCGCACGGCGCAAGCGCTTGGACGCCGCAGGGCGCACCGCCAAGGCCGCACAGCGCTGGGGGCCGTTGCTCGGGTGGTACCGCGACCCCGAGAGCAACAGCGAGGCCGAGTGCCGTATCGCGGACGGCGCGAACTTCTACGCCGACGAAGCGACGATCATCGGCCTGCCCGGATCGGTGCACCCGCACTGCGCGTGTGTGGCTGGGCCGCCACACCCGGACGGTGAGATGGTCAACGACAAGCTGCTCGGCATCGTCCGGCTCGAAGCCCGAAAGGTCGGTACCCGGCCGAAGCTGCGCTCGGTCGGCTAACCTATCGCCATGAGCGCGATCGTTGCCACGGACATCAAGTTCAAGTACAGCGTGTCATCGGGGTCTGCGGGCAACTCGACCGCTGGCACAGCCGCCAACAGCTACCAGGGCAAATACATCTCTACGACCGAGTGGGCCGGTGGTTCGGCCAACGACCTTTTCGATGACATCTCCGGCGCCGAAAACGCCGCGAGCACCGTCGACTACCGGTGCATCTTCGTCCACAACGCCAACGCCTCCAACACCCTCCAGAACGCCGTGGTCTACCTTTCCGCCGAAGTTTCCGGGGGCGCGTCCATCGCCATCGCGGTCGATTCGACGGCTTCTTCCGCGCTCGGAAGCTCCAGCGCGCAAGCGCTCACCGGCGCCAGCGAAACCGCACCCGGTGGGAGCGTGACGGGCCTGTCCTACAGCTCACCGACCACCGCAGGTGCCGGGCTCGCGCTCGGGGACATCGCGGCCGGTTCGGTCAAGGCATTCTGGATCCGGCGCACCGCATCCAACTCGGCCGCGAAGTCCGGTGACGGTGTGACCATCGCGGTCACCGGGGACACCGGCTCGCTCTGATCCGCCATGGCGACCCTGCTCGCCGCCTATAGCTTCGATGCGAGCAACGGAACGGACGCTTCCGGTAACGGTCATACCCTCACCGACAGCACTGGCGGTGACATCAGCTACGGCACCGGACACGGCGGCACCGGAAAAGCCGCCGTCGGCAACGGGGCCAGTCCCGGTGCGGTGTCCTACGGCACGGGCAGCGCGACTTCGTGGCTGAATTCAAGCGTCGGTGACGTTTTCACCATCATGTGCTGGGCGAACATCGCCACCAGTGCTGAGAAACCGCTTTTGGCCTCCGGCAACACAGGTGGATGGGTAAACAACTTCGCGTTGTGGGTCATCGGCGGGGATATGTACGCGCTCGTGCCCGACGTGGGTACGTCGCAAGCAACAGGCGTGACCTTCTCTACTGGTACGTGGATCCATTGGGCATTGACCTATGACGCCACCGCGCAGAAATTGACTCTCTACAAGAATGGTGTGCAAGCGGTACAGACCACATGGAACGGTGGGACGCTGACGTTCCCGTCCGCGAACTTCCAGGTCGCATCTTCTAACGACTTTAGTGACGGCGTTATCGATGGCTCAGTCGATGATGTCCGGATCTACCACGGTGCGTTGACCGCAGCTCAGATCACGACGTGCATGAACACGCCGGTCGGGACCCAGGCTGACCCGCTTGGTCTTGCTTCGGTGACCGCTACGCGAGCAACGACGTGGGTAGCGCGGGCCAGCATCAGCCAATCGCGAGTAACAACATGGGTAGCACGGGCCAGCGTCACTCAGAGCAGGGCAACGACGTGGGTCGCGCGAGCCGGTGTCAGCCAAGCGCGCGCTACTACGTGGGTAGCGCGAGCCAGCGTCAGCCAGAGCAGGGCAACAACGTGGACGGCACGCCAAGCGATTACGGCTACCCGCGATACGAGCTGGGCCACCGAGGCAACCGTCAGCGCCACCCGCGATACGAGCTGGGCCACCGAGGCAACCGTCAGCGCCACCCGCGATACGAGCTGGGCCACCGAGGCAACCGTCAGCCAAGCACGCGATACGAGTTGGGCTACCGAGGCGAGCGTCAGCGCCACCCGCGACACAAGCTGGGACGTAGCCGGGGCGATCACCGAGGTTGACGCGAGCCGCAGCACTACATGGACCACCGAGGCCAGCGTCAGCCAAGCGCGCAGTACGACGTGGACGGTGCGGCAGACGGTAACCGCCACCCGAGCGACGAGCTGGGACGTAGCGGGCTCGGTCCTCGAAGTCGATGCGAGCCGCAGCACGACGTGGACGGTGCGCCAGGCGGTAACCGCCACCCGCGACACGAGCTGGGCCACCGAAGCCAGCATCGGCGCCAGCGCAACGACAAGCTGGACGGTGCGCCAGGCGGTAACCACCACCAGGGCGACGACGTGGGCAGCCCGGGCCAGCGTCAGCCAGACGCGCTCGACAACATGGGAGGTCGTGCAAGGGGTGCTCGCCACCCGCGCGACAAGCTGGAACGTGGAGGCGCTCTTACCCCCGGCACACGTGTACTCGGTGACCGTGAGCGTTCCGGGCCGAATTTACGTTGCGAGCGTGCCCGCCGACGCATCGAGCCGAACCTACGCCGCGCGGCTTATCATCTGAGCATGCCCGCGCCGACCATCAAGATCCCGAGGATCTCGAACAATGAGCTTCTACCGATCGAGGTCACGGTGGTCCGCGATGGGACGATAGTGGATGATGCCGACCTCGAATTCGCGGCGGTCGACCTCGATAACGAACCCGCTGACGGCGATTGGGTCAACGCCGAAACGGTCCCGGTCAGCGGGCAGAGCGCCATCCGCATCTTCACCGCCGACGCCTACGTAGAGCAGGGCGTGTGGGTCCGTATCGACGGTTCGGTGGTTCTCGCACCACCGGAGGTCTGCTACCTCACCCGGACCTAGACTTCCCGCATGGCCGTCATCAACGCTGACCTCGATCTCGCCGTCACACCCGGTGGCCGTCCTGGTGACGCAAGCCCGCTGGCCCGGCCCGGTTACCACGGCAAACGTAAGCTCTCCGACTACGAGCGGGAGGTCGCGCACGCGCTTATGCGCAAGGGCACCGAGCGCCGCCGCGCGATCATGATGGCGCGCGGGATCATCCGCAACGCCGCGATACGCGGCAAGTGGGGCCGGGGCCACGTCCGCAACCCGGCCGTCGCTGCCGGGGCCGCCGCCTCCATCGCGCAGCGCAAGGCTTTCGCGGAGCCCGTCGGCTCGGTGGTCGACCTCGCCAAGCTCAAGGCCAAGGCACGGAAGAAGCTCAAGAAATCACAGTTCGCCTTGCCGGAAAAGCGCGCCTACCCGATCAATGACCGTGCTCACGCCATCGCGGCGCTGCGGATGCGCGGCCACGCGAGCCCGGCTGAGCAGGCCCGGATCGTGGCGGCCGTCAGGCGGCGCTACCCCGACATCGGCACCGCGATCGAGGCCGCTGGTGGTGATGTCGACCTCGCCATCGGCCGTACGTTTCGCTACCGGCACGGCTGGATCAAGATCAACGACGATGGCAAGCTCGGCAACGGTTTCGAGGTGCCGCACCGGGACGAACCGGATCCGAAAGGGCTCTTGAGCGGTCGGTACAAAGTCCCGGATCACAATGAATACGGCGGGGTCTCGACCGTAGAGGGCGGTTACGCACCAGACGTCCCCGGTTCGATGGCATCCAATCCGGCTCACTATGCTCGGATGCCGGATGCTTTGTTGCAGTCGATTGTCCGGGAATCTGACCTTGAGTACGAATGGAAGCCAGCACAGGCAGAATTGGCCCGTCGTCAGGCCCAGCGGATAGCCCGGAAAGCTGCGGACAGGTCTAAGCACCGGCCGGTTGTCGCGACGCCAAGGGAAGAAACCCGCTCGAAGCCACGAGCGGCCGACGTGAAGGGCCGCAAGAAGCGCCGCCGCGCACGGGCCGAATACGCACGCCAGCGCGAGATCGCGAACCGGATCATCGGATCGCAGAAGATGCGCACCGGCAAACCGAACCGGACCGAGAAGCGCCCGCGCACCGAGCGTGACTACGACATCGGCAAGGGCCGTCTGCCGAACCTTTTCACCGGTGGGCTCGCGGGCCAATTCGCCATCGAAGTGCCCAGCGAGGACCTCATTCTCGGTGAGAACGGCGCGCACTGGCGTCACGGCTGGATCCCGCTCAACCCGGAAGCCGTAACGATCAAGGAACGGATGGGGGCCGGAGGCGGCCACCACAAGGCTGGGACATTCCCGACCCCCGGAGCGAAAAAGAAGAAGCCCGTTCGAAACTGGAAGGGCCATTACACCCGCAAGAACGAGGATCCGCTCAAGGTGGAGAAGGGTGAGACGCCTTCCCCGGAAAAGGCTCGCGCCATCGCCAAGCGTGATGCCGAGTACGAAGCCCACCGCAAGTACGTGGACGACTACCTGCTCGCACATGCGCACACCGACAACGGCGGGGTCAACCCGAAGTACGGCACCTACGACAAGGACACCGATTCGATCAAGTGGACCCGTGAGCGCCGCGCGATGTTCAAGAAGCTGGTGGCGACTGAATTCCGTAAGCAAGTACGACAGGGCGCTCGGAAAGACAAGAAAGCGATCTTTCTGGGAGGACTTCCCGGTGCCGGGAAGTCACGCGGGCTCCAGAACGTGCTCGGGGACGTAGAGAACCAATACATCACCGTCAACCCGGACATATTCAAGGAACGAATGGCCCACATGGGCTTGATCGATTCTCATCCCGGTTTGTCGCCGCTGGAGGCAAGCGCGTTCCACCACGAGGAATCCGCGATGATGGCTGAGATGCTTGCTGACCACGCGCGCAAGCACGGCTACAACATCATCCACGATATGACCATGAACAGCGTCAAGTCCGCTACCAAGCGGCTCGACCCGCTCGACGCGGACGGTTACCACTCCACCGCGATGTTTTTCGACATTCCGCATGATTTCAGCGCGCAGTCGGTGGCCGCGCGGCACAAGGGAGGTTGGATCGCGGCGCAACACAACGAAGGCCACCCTGGTCAGCGCTACGTACCGTCGTCGTTCGTGGAAGCCGGAAAGAGCGCGACAGGCGCTTCCAGTAAGAACCGGGAAGCTTTCGATGCGGTACGACACCGTTTCGCAGATTCCCAACTCTACCATCAGGGCACCACATACGAAGGCCGGTTGATCGGCCGTCATCCCGGCAGATCCGGATAGGGTAGAATAGTAGTAGAGAGAGGAGGCGGAATGAGCAAGACAGTAGACATCAGTGCTGAGCTGGCGCAAGCGCAGCGAACCGGCAACGTTGACGCGCTCGCCAAGACGCTCAAAGGACGGCCGATGAGCCCGTCCGGATTCATCCGGACAGAGCACGGCAGCTTCGGTGACGGTGAGATGGAGGACCGGACGTGGCTACAGGTCGAGTCTGCGGTCATGGACGGGGAGCTTTCCGAACAGCTCTACAACAAGCTGTGCGACCGGTTGGGATGCTGAGCTGATGACCTCCTCGATCAAGGCGGCGGCCGACAAGCTGGCTGAGCGCGAGGTGTACTTGGCGCGCACCCCGGACGGCGACCTCGTATTCGGTCGCGACGGCTCCAAGTGGCGCCACGGCTGGGTCCCGCTCAACGCCGTGGCCGCAGCGATGAAGGCGAAGCGCTGGAAGGGCGGCGGCAGTCTGCCTTCCGGTGTCCGGCGACCGGCAGGCAAGGGCCGCGCCGAGGGGATCGAGCTACCGGGCACCGGCAGGCCGAAGCGCGCCAAGAGTGTACTGAGCGCTGAGAAGCGCGGCTCCCCCGGTGAGGAGCCCCGCACCCGAGCACAAGAGATCAATAACATGGCTTCCAACCGTGCCGCGATCGAGGCCGAGTTCAAGAAAGAGTGGGGCTCAGAGCGCACCACGATCCAACATCCAATGCCTGACGGTGCGACCAAGAGCCAGGTTGAGAACAAGATCCGCGAGGAGCGCGGCATCGCCGGAATGGATCGGGTGGACCTTGAACGAGCCGAAGGGAAGTATTCCGGTTGGTTGCATACGATCTACCCGCCTTACGGCGCACCGGCGCAGCATCACTTCTACCCGGACCAGTCCAGCATGGACAAGGCCCGCATCGGTGCTGAGCAGAGCGCCAAGGAGGCGGCGGCGCACGCCAAGTTGGAAGGGCATAACAAGGCGGCGCTCAAGAAATACGGCTACGCCAGTCACGGCGGCACCGGTGAGGGTTACCACCACGCCAACGGCAAGACCTACGTGCTCAACGATAAGAGCCCGTTCGCGCACGGTCGTTCACTCGCGTTGGAGCAGTCCGGTGCCCATCTCGGGACGATCAGCCCACGCCATGACGGTCAGTGGAACAGCATCACTTCTGAGGGCCAGGAGCTACCCGTTACGGATCTCAAGAAAGCGATGAACGGGTTGATCGCGGCGCGGCACGTCCGTGACACCGAGGCGGCTCGGATCAAGGCCGAAACGGACGAACGCAACGCTCGGTTCAAGGCCGAGGACGAGGCGCGCCGGGCAGCGGCTAAGGCGGCCGTCGACAAGGCAGCGCGAGAGAAAGAGATGCGCTCCGCAGCTTTCGAGCGTTCCCGCGCCGAAGGAAACCGTCAGCGTTTGTTCAGTGCGGCATCGAAACCAAAGGCGACCAAGCGTGACACCCCGACCATGCAGGCGGCGCGCGAGAAGCTCGCGCAGCGCGAGAGCAACGCGGTCAATCTGGAGGAGCGCGGCCACAAGGTTGGCGACCTCGCGCCGGGACAACGGGTCAAGTTCCGCGCCTCCTATGGGCAGAACCAAGCAACTGAGGTCCGCGAGGGCCACGTCTGGCACGCCGCGAGCGGTGAAGTCCACATCACATCGGTCCACCCGGAAACCGGTAAGACCCAGATGTTTTCGCAATGGGCGCACAAGGGTCGTACCAGCTCCGGTGATAGTGCGCACCTCCGCGACACCGCCAAGGACAAGGACGATTTCGAGGGGTTGAGGAATCACGCATTCCGTGGCGGCCATGCCACCCCTATTTATGACAAGTCGGGGCACGCCTCGGTAGCTGGGCTCATGGACGCGGCTGAAACGAAGATGTATGAGCGGATGAGCACTGACAAGCTCAAAGCGATCCTCGCCAATCCGGCCTCGTCGGCGTCCCGGAAGCGGTTCGCGCAGCAAGCGCTCTCAGCAAGGCGCTAGTCTTGCCGCCATGAAGGCGCGCACGATTTTGACCCCCGTGGAGGACATAGCTCTTTCCTCTGGTGGGGGTCGGTCGTTTTGGAAGCGAGTTTTGCCTGCGACGCAGTTCGACTACCGCGATGACAAGACCGGCAAGACCCGGCGCATCGACTTCGCCGGGATGATCCCCGGCCTGATCTCCAGCTTCGCCAAGACCGCAGAGCGGATCCCGTTCACCCTCGCGGACGCCGACAACCGGCACACGATGGACCCCGAACGCGAGCGTGGCACGGTCACCAGGGCGGTGCGCTGGGAGGACCTTCCGGCCAAGGTGCAGGCATCGATCACCTCGAAGGCCGGTAAGCCGATGCCGGGGCTCTGGACGAAGATCCGGTTCCCGGACGAGGAATCGGCCGCCGCCGTGCTCCGCTCCGAACAGCGCCTCGGTGTTTCGGCGCGCATCCGCGAAGGTAAAGAAGGGCCGCGCCTCGTCCATGTGCTCGGCACTTCCGATCCCAAAGTGACCAACCTGGGGGATTGGACCGAGGACGCCGACCTGAGCGTCTATGCTTCCGGTGAATTGCTCGACCTGTCCAACGCCCAATTCCCGGAGGATGCCGTGGGTAAGAAGCGCCAGGCAACCATCAACCTCGCCACGCTCACCGATGATGACGTGCTCGAAGGCAGGGTCACCGATGCCGACCTCGATGCGATGACCGACGAGGAACTGGCGCAGTTCGTGGAGAAGTTCTCGCATCTCACCGACAGCGAGGACGGCGACGGCGACCAGGATGATGACGAAGGCGGCGACGACGAGGACACCGACGCCGACGACGAAGGTGACGACATCGAGGGTGACGACACCGATACCACCACGGAGGCCAAGTTGTCCCGCGTAGCACAGCGCCAGATCGACCTCGCCAACTCTCGCGCTGAGCGCGCTGAGCAACAGGCCACCGAAGTCATGCGCCGCACCGTCAAGCGCGATTGGGCTTCCCGGCGCGCGGCGTTCATCGCCAAGGGCATTCCGCCGGAGGCCGTTGACCTCTGCGAGCCGGTGCTCGCGCGCCCGGACGCGCTGGTGGTCGACCTCTCGAACACCAGCTTCGGCGGTGAGGAGGTGGAGGTGGCTGAGATCGTGGAGACTCTGCTCTCCCGGCTGGAGGGCACCATCGACCTCGGGCACGAGATCGGTCACTACGGCTCCGGCGAGGACGACATCGACGGCGGCGACATCGACGCGCAGCTTGAAGCGCAGTTCGAGGTCAGCTTCCCGCACCTGACCGGCCGCTCGGCCGAGTAAGAACCCCTTCCGGACTCGGAATCACGAAAGGCTGACCAATGGCAGGCACGCTCCAGCGGCGCAAGGACGATCGGGTCTACGAGGCGGTCGATGCCAACCTCGCGGCCGGAACCGTCGTGATCGCATCGACCACGGCCAGCGAGTCCGGGTTGCAGGGCATCAAGGCGGCCGGGGACGCAGCCAAGAACGTTCTCGGGGTCGCGGCCAACGACTGCATCACGGCGGCGAACCGGGATGCGCTCCAGTACCCGACCGGCTCGGCGCCAATGCTCAACATCGGGCTCGACCTCACGATCCCTCCGGCGACCACCACGGTCTACAACCGGGGCGAGTACGACCTCACCTACACCGCCGCAGCGGTCGCGCACGGCGCGAAGATTTGTGCGGCGGCGGCGGGCAAGGTCCGGGCGTGGGTCAGCGCCGACGGCGCCGACGCGATCATCGGCTATTGCACCCAAGTCGGCGGGGTTTCCTCCTCCGGCGGCACCGGCCGTTCCCAACTGACCCTCTGACGCCGGGCACCCGGAACAGCACCCCGAAAGGACCCAGAGATGCCGCAGCGGCTTGTGAACGCTCGGGACACCGGCACCACGATGACCGTGGCCGACATGATGAAGTCGACCACGTTCCTCCCCCGGCGCCTCCTGAGCATGGCGAACCAACAGTTCCTCGTGGACTCGATTCTGCGTAAGGGTGACCCGACGCAGAACGGGCTCGTGGGCTACTTCGAGTCGACGCCGTTGTTCCTCGATGAGAACCCGTCGATCATGGACGAGTTCGGCGAGATCCCGACGGTGGCCGGTCAGGTCGGGCGCCCGCGCGTCGCGCGTGCGGTGCGCCGCGCTTACGCGCTGCGGGTCAGCTACACCGCGATCCGGCGCAACAAGGCCGAGTGGGTCACCACGCAGATGACCCAGCTCTCGAACACGATGGTCCGGGCCTGGGAGGACGCCTTCTTCTCGGCGCTCATCGCCAACCCGAACCTCAACACCCTCGCCACTGACACGCCGTGGGGCGACGCCGACAGCCACATCCGCAAGGACGTGAACGCGGCCAAGTTCGTCATCAAGACCGCGAGCTTCGACCCGCCGGGCAATCAGCAGCGCTTCGGGTTCAAGGCCGACACCCTCGTCATCTCCGACGAGGGTGAGATGGACTTCCTCGACTCCGATGAGGTCGCGAAGGTCTACGCCAACAGCCCGCTCGCAGTCAAGAGCCCGACCTACACCGGCATCCTCGAACGAACCTTCATGGGGCTGGACGTCTACACCTCGTGGCGGCTCAACGCCTACATCCCCAACGGCGCGCTCGTGCTCCAACGCAATGTCGTCGGGGCCATCTCCGATGAGCGCCCGCTCGGTGCCACGCCGATGTATCCGGAGGGCGGCGGCGGCAACGGCGGCAAGACCGAGAGCTTCCGCACCGATATGACGCGGGCCTCGGCCATCGCCATCGACCAGCCGAAGTGCGCGTGCGTCATCACCGGCGTAACCACCGGCGAGACGTTCCCGGCCTCCGGCGACACGATCAGCTAAGAGAGGGACCATGCCGACCAAGCGACAGCAATCTTCGAGCCCCGGCGATTTCGTCGTCCTGACCTCCGCACTGACGGTGCGGGTCCGGCAGGCGCGCGTCGGGGAACAGCCTTCCACCGGCACGGTGCGCTATGTGCGCGGCCAGCGCTTCACCCCTCCGGCCGATATGCCGCAGGACAAGCTCGACCGCCTCGTTCAGCTCAAGGCCATCGCGCCCGACGACGGCAAGCCCAAGCGCGCCACCACGGCCCGCGACGCCTGCCGCGCGGCCGGGGCGCCGGAGGACCCGGCCAAGAGCCCGATCGTGGAGTTCGCGCCGGTGCCGCTGCCCTCCGACGACGCGGTGAGCGTGCAGGCCAAGATCAACGAGGAAGCCGAGAAGCGCGAGGCTGAGGCCGAGAAATCCTCGGGCGAATCCGACGCCGAGAAATCCTCGGGCGAATCCGACGCCGAGTAAGGCCGCATCAAGACGTACCGAGGAGCGAGAGCGTGGCGTACAGCACCGTCAAGAGCGTGCGCCAAGCTCTCGCTCCCGGCTTTGCGCTCGACAACCCGCCGAACCCACCGTCGAACACGGCGGCCGATCTGTCCAACGAACAGCTCACCGACGCCATAGCTGAGGCCGATGCCCGGATCAACACCTACATTGGCGGAAGGTACGCGACACCGGTGGCGGCCGATGATTCCGGAAACACACCGGCACCGGTCAACTACTGGAGCCGAGATATCGCGGCTTACCTCGCTCTGCTCACTTGGCGCAAGACCCAACCGGTCAATCAACAAGACCCGGTGGCGCTACGCGCGGCGCAGGCGCTCGTAGAGCTGACCTCGGTCCGAGATGGCAAGACAAACCTGCCGTTGCCGGAAAATACTTCTGACGTTGGCGAGAGCGGCGGCGCGGGCGACCCCGAGCGACCGGCACCGGGGATCCTCACCTTCGATTCTGGGCTCGACCCGTTCGGTTCGCCGTGGCCCGCTCCGGCACCGTTCGAGCCCGGCCATTGGGTCAGCTACTACGGGCGCGTGTGATGGTCGGGACGTTCAACGCGCGGATCACCGAGCTGATCGAAGCGGTCGGTGACGGCGACCTCGTGTCCCATTTGGTCGTAGATCAGGTGTATGCCCATTATCAACATGAAGGTACGGCTTTCCGGCACCCGCGCGGCGGCCAGGCGCACTATCTGCGTGACCCGCTCTACGGCAACCTCAACCACTACCTCGAAACATGGGCGCGCGGCCTGCTCACCACGGCCGGGTCCGGGATCCGCGACGCTGGTATTAAGATCGCGGAGGACCTCTCCAAGCAAGTCGAGACACACGCGCCGCGCGAGTTCGGGGACCTCGAAACCTCCGGCCACCCGTTCGTGGTCGATGACGGCGCCACGGTCTATGACCGGCCGCCCAAGACACCGCGCCTAACCGAGCAACAGCTCAAGCTCAAAGCGCGTGGCCTGCACCACACCGGGCCGCGACGCGGCACCGCACGCCGCCGGTTGCGGCCGAAGCTGGCGCCGTGACGACCACCCTGCGCTCCTCTCTCACCTATCGCGACCTCGCCGCGTGGACGGCGGAAAAGCTCCGTGAGATGAGCTGGGACAACGCGCTGATCGACCACGGCCCGCCGAGCGACGACCGGTTGGTGCTGAGCCCCAACGCGATCGCGTTCCTGACCGTCGGCGGCGGCGCCGGGCTCGACATCGAAACGGCCTACGACCGGCCGTTCATCTCCACCTACGTCGTGGGGCCGCAGGACGAATACGACACCGCCGAAGCGCTCGCAATAGCCATCGACACGATCTATTGCCGGGTCACCGTTCCCACCCTGATCGGAGCGGCCAGGGTGACCAACATCCAGCGCTCCGGCGGTCGGCCCACATTGTTCCAGCAAGACACCGCGAACCGTTACCATTTCACGTGTTCGTACATCGTCAGCTCCACGAGCGGGCTGTAGGAAGGGGCACCGATGACCACCAAGCGCCGCGAGGAAGCCGAGCTTCTGGACGTGCCCGTAGATCCCACGGTCGAGCCCGTTTCCGGGGTGCTGCCCGACATCAAGCGCGGGGAGACGCTACTGCGTGTCGTCGGTCCCTTCGGGACTTCCGGTTTCTCACACGAGCAGGATCACATCACCCGCCAACCCACCAAGGTCAGCGGCGGCGCATCCCGTGCCGCTGAGCTGATCGAGCTGGCGGCCAAGCACGGCGTGGCCGTGGAGAAGGTAGAGGTCTGAAATGCCCATCGGAGACATCGGCGGCTTCTACGACGCTGACAACGTTCTCGTCGGCTCAGCGGTCGGCTTCATCGCACCGGCCGACACCGACGCGCCCGAGGATTCGGTGACGGTCTGGGACCCGGCCATCTACGTCGCTCCCTGGGTCGCGGCCGGTGCCACCGAACAGGGCTGGCAGCTCAACTGGAACCCGACCACCAACGACGTGAACATCGATGAGCAACCGACCCCGGTCGACCAGCAGCTCGAAACGGCGACGCTCCAGTTCGTCGCCAACCTCGCGGAAGATACCGTGCAGAGCTGGATGTGGGCGCTCAACGCGACCAAGACCGTCACGGCGCCCGCCACCGGGGTTTTCGGCAAGACCACGCTCACCCCGCAGGGCACCCTCCAGAAGTACGCGGTCACGCTCGAAACGCAGAACCAACTCGAAATGCCGCGCCGGTTCTACGTGCCCCGCATGACGGCCGCCGCGAACGTCGGAGCGACCTTCCGGCGCGGCGGCGGCGGCGCCCGGCTGATCCCGGTCACCTTCACCTCGATCTGCCAGCTCAACGAGATCGTGGTCACCGACATCACCGCAGCGGCCACCGCCTGACATCAGCAATACCCACCGGCCACGGACGAGAGGAACACTCATGGCAGGTTTCACCGGCGCAGGTATCGAGGACCTCGCCTACGACTTCACGAAGTGGATCCCTGAGGCGGATCCTGAGATCGGTTACACCCCCGGTAAGCACCGGATCCCCGAACCTACCGATCTCCAGATCACCGCGTACTTCGGTGCGATCGGCTCGATGCTGCGCTCCAACGGCGCGAAGCTCGATCATTTCCAGCACCGGCTTACCGAGGCGGCCGAGGCGCGCAACGAGGACCTCCGATACGAGATCGAGGACGAGTTCGAGAAATGGGAACGCGACAACCGGGCCAAAGGCCGTGCTGAGCGCCTCCAGCTCGTAGCCAACCTGTGCTCCAATGAACCGAACGCTGAGGTCCTCGATCGGCTACCCGGCCGGATCTTCGATGCGTTCACCGAATACCTCCAGGATGAATTGACGGGAAAAGATCGGAGGAGCGCTACGACCTCCTGACCGGCGGCCCTAACGCTCGCAACTTCTACTGGCTTCTTATCAAAGAAACAGGCATAACTAAACAGGAATTCGATGCGATGCCTTCCTCGCACCAGCGGATGTACCGCGAGCAGATGATCGAGCACTTCGAGCGGATCCGAGCGGCGCAGCAGAAAGGCAAGGGCATCACCGGCAGTGGCACGCCGAGTCAGCTCATCGGGCTTGGCGTGCAGTACCGCCGGGTGTAGACCTCTCGCCGTGGCCGGTGGGAGAAGCGGCCCGCTGGCCGGTCTGTTTGCCTCCCGGCAGCAACCGGTCAGCGGGTCTGCATGTGTCGGAGACGTGTTCGCTCCAATGTGCAGGGGCGGCATTGGCGAGAGTTGCGGTGAACTTGATAAGCATCATCGAGAGAGTGTCCATAGGGGCAATGTGTTTTGGCAGCGTTGATTGTGGCGAAACTTCGACCACGTAATGTGTTTTCTCCTGTGCTTATTCCTTCGAGGTGATCCGGATTTTGACAGGCGCGGTGCTCGCACTTATTCCCTCCATTGCATGATTGATCTCGGCCATGACAGATATGGTCGACAACGATGTCCCTGGGTATTTCATCCGGGGTTGCGTAACCTTGAGCGATGGCATAGGCCACACGATGTGCTGCGATCGAGCTTCCCTTCCACCCGATCATTCCGAAGTTCTTTTTCGATCGGTGGGCGTTCCAGGGCCAGCATTCGTCGGGCGCGCATCGGATAGTCTTAGCGGCGTGGCGTTCGTAGAGTGGAACGCCACGAAGAATGTTTGACATAGGACTATTGTATGCCTAGATCGGCAGATGGGAGGTGATCACCGCGTCATGACATTTGATGCGGGCTCTCCATCGAAGCGCGCGCCACTCTTGACCGCTCGGCTTTCAGCCGCGATCTCAAAGAGCTTCGTTCGGAGGCTGACGCTTTCGAGCGCAACCCGATCAGCGTTCGCGTCAAGCTCGACACCCGTGAGGCCACCGCCGCCTACGACCTCTGGCGGGAACGCCAGAGCGGCCGGTCGGTCCGGACCAGGGTCGACCTCGATACCCGATCCCTTGCCAGCTCCACGGCCGCCGCCAACCGCCAGATCGGTTCTGTCGGCACCCAGACCGAGCGGATGTCCAAGCGGGCTAACACGCAGTTCTCGCTCGTGCGCACTGCGATCGAACAGCTCGGCCCGGCGCTCGTGCCCATCGCCGGTGGCGTCGCCGGGCTCAGCTCGGCAGTGGTCGGATTCGGCGCGGCCGGTGCGGCGGCATTCTTTGATGTCAAGCAACAGATCAAGGACGGCACCCGCGAGGGCCAGGCGTACATCGCCATGTGGGGCAACCTCAAGACCACGCTGCAAACCTTGATCCGGGGCCAGGCCGGGCAGGCGATCGCACCGCTCAACCGCTCGGTCACCGAGCTGATGACCCAGCTCCCGACGTTCAACGGGCTCATCAGCGTATCCACTCGCAACCTCTCCGACATTGCCACGCACGGGATCGACGCGATCGTCGGTGGCCTGCGGACCTTCACCCCGCTCATCGAGCAGGCCGAAGGTTACGTGGTGAAGCTGACCGCCGCCTTCGATGACTGGATCAACGGTCCCGGCGGCGCCCACTTCGCGCAGACGCTCTCGGCTGAGCTGGAACACCTCATCCCGCTTCTCGAACAGCTCGGCACGTTGGCGGTGCATTTCCTCTCGGCGCTTACCCTGCCCGGCAACGCCACGATCCAGTTCTTCACCACCTTTGCTGGGGCGCTCAACCACATCCCCGTCGGGTTGCTCAAGGCGGCTACCGTCGCTTACATCGCGTTCCGTGCGGCTGTCACGGTCACCGCCGGTATCGAAGCGGCTCGCAAGGCGTTGCTCGGGCTCGCGGCGGCTCAGAGCGTGGAGGCAGCAGCGGCTACCCGTGCTGCGGCGGCCAACGCCGAAGGGGCCGCCGCCGGTGGTTTGCGCGCCGGGGTGGCCGGGGTGCTCGGCAAGATCGCACCGATCGCGGCGGCCTACGTCGGGGTGACCCTCGCGGCCAACGCGGCGGCTTCGGCTACCGAGAACTGGCAGCACTCCACCGTGGCCGCGCAGAACATCATCTCCAACACGCTCAAGGGTTTCTCCTCGATCCTCACCGGCAATCTCGGTGGTCTCAAACAGGCTTACGCCAACGTGTCCGAAGGTGCCCAGAACGCCGCGAAAAAGGCGCAGGCGCAGTCCGATGTGAACCGGATCATGGCGACTTCGTACCTTGAGCTTGCCAAGGCGCGTGGGCTTGACCAGACACAGATGAACGCAGAGAAGTACAACATCGCTTCTTATTCTGCGGCTTACCTGAATTACCAAAACACGCTAGCGAAAGTCAACTCCCTGCAAAAACAACGTGCTGAC